TTGAGGTGTCGGGATTCTCGTATCAGACGACCCTGAAGTTCATTGACGGCAGTCCGTTCTTCCGCAAGGTAAAGAAGGGCTTGTACGAGTGTCGCAACGACCGTCTGCGTCGGGAGCAGGCGTAATAAACGCTGGTCAGGGGTCGTAAATCCAAATCGGTTACGGCATGACAAGTGGGGTATGACTACTACAACCGACAACACGAAACTCCCTTCCTGCTGGAAGAAACTGAACAACGCCCTTTCCGCAGGGATTGACCGAATCATCCTTTTCGGACCTTCGGGTACGGGTAAGACCTACGCTGGTCTGAATCACGGCAACACTCAGGGTGGGGCGCATCGCCTTATCTGTACTGAGGACATGACTACCGCCGATGTGTGCGGTGCGTTCATGCCTGACAACAAGGGAACTTTCTCTTGGGTTGCTGGTTCGGCTCTCAAGGCGTGGGATGGGGACGGAATCACGGGCGGTCGCCTCGTCGCTGACGAGATTGACAAGGCTGGTGGCGATGTGCTTGCTACCTTGCTCGCCTTCACCGATACCCCCGAATCTGCTTCGTGGGAGAATCCTGAGACTGGTCGCATTCATCGTCCCCGTGAGGGCTTTTCGGTCATCATGACGACCAACATTGAGAACATGGCAGAACTGCCTACGGCTCTGTCTGACCGATTCCCTGTGCGGATTCGCATTGACCAACCTCACCCCTCTGCTCTGACCCGTCTGTCATCTGACCTTCATGGCATTGCCGTGAGTCTCGCTGACGCTGGTCGTGAGCGAGTGTCGCTCCGTGCGTTCTACGCCTTTGACAAACTGCGTTCGTCGTTGCCTGTTGGTGAAGCGGCTGAACTGGTGTTCGGTGACCGTGCGTCGTCAATCTTGGAAGCGATGCGTATTGACTCGTTGGCTCGGGTGACGGTATGACCACTATGTCACCTGTACGACCACTGCCTGAGGCTCTTGGTCGCAAGGACACGCCCAAAGAGTCGGGCGAATGGTCAGTGAATGAGTGCGCACCTATCCGTGGACTACCCGTGACCAATGTTTCGTCACGAAAGATGTCTGCTCCTATGGGCAACGATGCCCTGTCGGAAGTGGTGCGAGTTCACGAACTGGTACACGCCAAAGTTTCTCCGACAGACCTTTCTCCCTACTTGGAGCGTGGACTGGCAAGCGATGATTCCCTGCGTTCGGTTGAGGAGATGCGAGTGAACTACCTTGCCTCACGGCTGGGGTACGACATGAAACATCTCATGGACGGTTCCGAGGACTCCTACGGCGAGCGAGTCGTGGACACAAACGATTGGCGTGGTGCTGTCATGTTCGCCCTTGCTACGGCAGGGACGGGTGGACACAAGAAGTTCCTCAACGGCGTTCGTCGCAAGAACAAGGTGTGGGGTGCGGTGCTTGCTGACATCAGTAAGCGAGCGATGAAAGAGATGACCAAAGTCCCTCAGAAGCGACTCGCATCAACGGAACCTATTGGCGATGGAATGATTGAGGGGTTTAGTCACACTGAGCGGATTGCTGAGTGGGCTGAACGAATGGCTACCACTGCTCCCCCTGAGCCTGAGCCTGCTAAGGGTGAGGATGAAGGCAAGGGTGGTGACACCGACAAGGGTGATACCACGGACGATGGGGATACCGAGGCAAGCAAGCCTAAGCGTGGACGACCTAAGAGTTCGGAAGTGGATACGACCGATGCTGTGAGTGCGTCACGAAAGACGAAACTCCTTCCCTCGTCGCCCCCTAGTTGGATGAAACTGAAGGTGGAGAGACTGCCCCTTCCTATCGTTCTCAACGGTGCGTTGGGCAAGAAGCGACTCGCCTCTCAGACTGGCAAGGTTCCTCGTCGTATTCATCGTCTCATCAGTGACCCCAACAAGCGAGTGTTTGACCGCACTGTCAAGGGGACTGGTGGCATCGTGATTGTGGACGCTTCAGGCTCTATGTCTATGAGCAGGGACGAACTGCGTGAAGTGGTGCTGTCTGCCCCAGGTTGTACGGTCATGACCTACTCAGTGATGGGCGATTGGCGCATTGGTGAGGATGGTGAGGCTGTTGCCACCAATGCTTGGGTACTTGCTGACAAGGGTCGTATCTGTGATGAGATGCCATTCTCACGGGGTCAAGCGAACGGTGTAGACCTTCCTGCGTTGGAGTGGGCAGTGAGTAATCGTCCTCGCTCTAACACTCCTATCGTGTGGGTATGTGATGGTCATGTGACTGGCATGGGCGACAATGGTCACGACAGTCTGACTCTTCAGGCAATGAACTTCTGTAGTCGTCACAACATCGTCGTTGTACCTGACACTGCTACGGCTTGTAAGTACCTCACTGCTCTAGGTCAGGGTAGGCGTATGAGTGTGAGAGAACCTTGGGCATTCACTGACGCAAGACGACAGTACCTAGGTGGAAAGAAGTAATGGTGTGGTGACTACACCTACAAGGTAGTGGTCATAAGGGTAGTCACCTATGAGGGGAGTAGCACCTAGTGTGTTGCTCCCCTCTCTCATGTGTATGCGTATGTGTATGCGTATGTGTGAGTGTTCTCTACTACCCGTAGCACTACCCGTGGCACTTATGGTTCACCTATGTATGTAGGTCTATGTGTGTGTATGTATGTGAGGGTGTATGAGGGTGAGGGCAATACTGTGTGAGGGTATGTGTGTATGAGTGCCTACTTATGTACCCGTAGTGATACCCGTGGCACTTGCGATTCACCTATGTGATGGACACGATGACGATGAGGTGGGGATGCGGTCGTGTTGATGTTGTGTTGTCAATGACGACGACATCGCTCGGTCGGCTCGTCGTAAGACAATGAATCACAAAGCATCACAATGAATCACGAGGTATGACAAAGCATCACAATGAATCACGACTTGTGATGACGCTGACGATGAATGACTATGCGAGTCAATGAGTGAATACACAATGCCGTAGACGATGAGTAGACATAGGGGTAGGGGTATCTACTGTCTGACTGCTTGTGGATAAACCTGTGGATAACTTGAGGTTTCACCTCACTAATAAGTAGGTTCTACTTTACGCTAGATAAGAAGGGGTTATCAACAGGGTTATCAACAGGCTTGTGGATAACTTATCAACAGAGTTATCAACAGACCTGTGGACAAAGTGGTGTTCCATAAGGTCTATGAGAGGGGGTTATTCACACCCCTGTGGACAAAGTCGGGACTCCATCCACACCTATGAGGTGGTTATCAACAGGCCTATCCACACGAACAAGCGTTCGGGCGAACAGGTGTTCGAGGGAACAGGTGTTCGGCAAACAAATGTTCGCCCCCCGTACCCCGTGCGGGCAGTCCCGCAACTTTTTTGAAATTCTCTAAATGGGGGGGTAGCCCTACACTAAATTTTGTGTTCCCCCTCATCTCAGATAGATTTATCCAAACTGCGTAGCGGGGAAGGCTGTTATCGCGTGTGATTCCCCCTGATGCGTCGTTATCCGTTATCGCACGCTTGGTACGTGGTTCTCCTGTGGCAGGTGCTCTTCTACGTATGACGGTGGTGGAAAGCAGCCTGTTGTGTTCCCCTGTGGTTGTCTCTCCCTATAGGGAATCTTGACACTCCTGCTTTTCCGTTGGAGATGTTTGAAGGAGCCGCGCCGATTTCAGGACGCGATTTGGGATTCCGCCCATGTGAGACGCGCTTGAATAATCGGAATGTATTCTGCCGTCATCTCGATGCCGATGCTGTTGAATCCCTCTAGGGTTGCCGCCACCAGAGTGCTTCCTGAGCCAGCGAAGGGGTCCAGAATGGTTCCATTCGGAGGTGTGATGAGTCGACAGAGATATTTCATGAGTTCGAGCGGCTTTACGGTCGGATGATGATTTGCTTGTTTAGCGACGCCCTTTTGCTCAAATGTCCCCATCCCCGTAGAGGTTCTTTCATCGGGTCGCTTCTCGGGCATCCCGTCTAGCCCCGCATTCTTCTCAGACTTGGAGGCTTTCGCGCAGTAGAAGTACGGGGTCCAGGTGGCTTCGATGGAATCATCGATAATCACATTGGCAGGCCATCTACCGACGGTGGAGGAAAGCAACTCGGCTTTCTGGTCTGGGTCGGTCTTCCAGATACCTCCCCGGGGAGAGGCCCAGGTTCCCTGGCCGCCTTCGCCGATACGCGTTTTATCTATATTGAGCGCTCCGGTGCCGTGCGCCAGGACATTGTTGGCCACTGTGTCCTCAAAAGGCTTACGAGCGAGCACGATGGGCTCGTGGGCGGGCTTGAGGGCTGTTCCCCACCCTTCCCACTCCTTGGCTGCATCTGTTGCCGGGGCTGTGATGGGCACTGAAATTGGCTCGACTCCGACGCTGTTCGTATTTGAAGCGTACGTGCCGCCCTTTTCCTTCGTGGATTGGGCCGCATTTCCCCCCAGTTTGCGTTCTCCGATAATTTCGCGCTCAGCCCCCGCTGCTTTGTCGATTGCCTTAGAGACGTCCAGGGACTTGGGGAAGCCGCTGCCATAAATCCAATTAATAGAGTCACGTATCTCAAAACCAGCGTCTTCAATAGCGCACGCCATCCGGTGGTAGGTCCGGGTGCCGCCGAATGCCAGAAGATGTCCGCCTGGCTTGAGCACGCGAAGACAGTGAGCCCAGATATTGACGTTGTAGGCAATTCCCGAGGCATCCCACTTTTTGTTCATGAACCCCAGTTCATACGGAGGGTCGGTGACGATGGCGTCAACACTGCAGTCCTCCAGGTAGGGCAACTCATTTAAACTATTTCCATGGATGACGTGCGCGCTCATGATGTCTTGAACACTAGTGCATATTTTTTCGATGTGCAGGAATATTCAGCGCTGCGACCGGTTCCGGCAGCGGGGATATTGATTTATTGATTATTTGCTCCCGGGCGCCTGGAGGGCTCCAAAAATATATAACGCGTTCAGAGTTACTGGATAAATTTATCTAGAACGATGAGAGGCTCATGCTACGTGTGACGGTGGCGGAAAGGAACCGGGCCGAAGGAGGGTCCAGAAAAAAAATTACTTTTCGACGTTTTTTGCGCTTTGGGTCATGGCCGCGAACCACATCCGCAGGAAGTTCCACATTAGGGACAGACCAGCGGCCTCGAGCCAGGAGACGTCAATGTCCAATATTTTGGCTGACGCCCAGATGACGAACTGAGTCAACAAGAACGTGAAGAGCCAAAGAATCAATAAGGCCATCGCGGCTCCCGGAGGAATTTGACTTTTTTGAACGCGGCGCTCAGACATCATTGTTTTTGACAATCTGGTGCACGCGCTGCCGGGAAATGTTGAAAGCATCGGAGATTTGCGTAATCGAATGGCCGGTGCTGCGCATTTCAAGGATTTTGGCATTTCTTTCGTTTTTCTTGCGCGGGCCGCGGCGGAGGGGTCCCCAGGTCCAACCGGTGATTTTGATTAATTCCTCAACGTAATGCGCGGGGAGTTTTGAGTTCTTATAACGCTGCCGCATATACGAGACCCAGGCACCTAGGCGGATTTCTGAATTTTCCAGAATCTCCACGTGCTGAGCGGGAACTTCGG